CCGTCGCATAAATGACCCGTCGCATAAATAAATTTATATTACAATCAATAAAATATATATCCAAACAATAAAATATATATATTACGTTCAATCAAATATAAATATTTTGAATATTATTATAATAGTAACCAAATTATAATAATGTCATATAACATTCATGAATCTATAATGGAAAAATTAACCTATTTCCACAAGACACATAAAATACCCAATATTATTTTCCATGGCGAATCTGGGAACGGAAAAGGAACCATTGTTAATAAATTCGTCAATATTATATATAATAACGACAAGGAATTAATAAAAAATTATGTAATGTATGTAAATTGTGCACACGGTAAAGGTATTAAATTTATTAGAGAAGAATTAAAATTTTTTGCAAAAACTCATATTAATTCAAATGGCGGAGATATTTTTAAAAGCATCATTTTATTAAATGCGGATAAATTAACTATCGATGCACAATCCGCATTACGACGATGTATTGAATTATTTAATCACACAACACGTTTTTTTATCATTGTTGAAGATAAATATAAGTTATTGAAACCCATCTTATCAAGATTTTGTGAAATTTATATACCAGAACCAATTATAAATAACAATGAAGTAAATCTATATGAACATATACTTCATCAGACATTCAACATGAGAGAAATTTATAATAGCCGAGAAGATTGGTTGAACAAATATTTAACCAAAAACAAGGAAAATATGAATAATGAAAAAATGATGAATCATTGTATCAAATTATATGAAAAGGGGTACAGCGGCTTGGATTTGATAAAATATATTGAAAAAACACCGTCAATTCCTCTTTTGAAAAAATATGAATTGCTTTTTACTTTCAACAAAATTAGAAAAGAGTTTAGAAATGAAAAAATGTTGATTCTGTTTATTCTAAATTTTGTTTTTTTGAGTTTAGATTATAATTTAGAAAATATTTCTTTTATGTAATATGGATGATTTTAATGTATCAAGTTTGCATGAATCCAAAAACGAATGGGGATCACGTTTATTAACGGTTTTAACTCCGCATATTGTTGATGGATTAAAATCTATTTTTGATGAAGCCGTTAAATTGTGCAAAGAAAATAATGAAATGGACAAATACTTGATGACATTTCAAAACTTTATAAAAAGAATCCCAAAATGGAATCAAACGATTATTGAAACAGAACGCTCACGAATCGTTGAAAAAAGCGGATGTAATTATTTAGAAGATTTAATTACTTGTGTTCATATTATTCAACTGAAACTACTGACATCTATTCGTGCTGGACAAAAACAACGAAAGATTGACATAAGTATTCCAAAATTAGACGATTTTATACATAAAGTTTATGTGAATCTTGCCAGAAAGATATATAAAAATGTATATTTATTTGAACTGAATATTCCACCTCTACAAACACAAAAACATTATCGTGAATTGGAAATTATAGTGCAAGAATCTATTTTAATTACTGTGAGAGACAGTATTCCAGTAGAAAGTATTTTACAAGCATACATGAATGAAACGATCGAAGAAGATGTTGTGGAAGAAATCAAAGAACAAATTATTGAAAATCCAGAAGAAAATAAAAGTGAAACCCAAATTATTAAGGAAAATAAGGATGATGATAAAAAGAATGATTCGAAGAATGAATCAGAATTTAATTCATCATCTACGAGTGACTTTAATGAAGGAACTTCATCACAAGAAGAACAACCTCCAAAAACATTGGAAACTTTAATTGAAACCGAGAAATTTACAAAATTATCGTTTAATGATAACGATTATATAAAAGACGAAAATAATAATGAAATTATAGTGGAAGCACCTAAAAATATAGAACGTTTAGAAGAAATTAGTAATTATAGAAATGAACAACGTAAATTAGAAAATGAGGACGATGATGATGATGATTACGGTAGTTCCAGAATAAAAATACTCGATGAAAATATACAGTTGGGTGATTTAGATATTCACAACATTGATGTTCAAAATGAAATGAGTTTAATGCCAGATTTATTAATTGACAATATTGAAATTTTAGCATAATACTATTTTGCGTAAAATAATAAATAACTTTGTTCTTTATTATTTTAAATAACACAAGATGATAAGTGTTTTTATAATTGCCGCAATAATTTCTATAATCTATTTTTTCACAAAATTTATTGAAATGAGATTTGTTGAAAAAGAAAACAAACCGCTCAAATTCTTGGTGAGAGATTCTTTACTTGTTTATTTTAGTGTCATTTGTGGTAATTTTATCATTGACCAGTTAAAACCTGTCATACAAGAAGGTGGTTCTGATATTTCTCCTCAAGTTTTCGTAGATACTCCCGAATTTTAACGACCTGTCCAAACTTTTACAAAAGGAACCGGAACTCTATGCTTATTTTGCAAATAATTCTTGTACTGTTGAAATGTATACCCCCATTTATAATCATCATTTTTATAATTTACAATATTTCCTAACAATGATGGTATTTTTATTAATATCGGGTTCTCTATATAAGAAATTAACCCCATGATTCTTTCAAGACAACATCTATCCGCTCTGGTTCTTACCACCTTCAACATATTAAATATATTATATTTTTTTTGTAGATAATCCAAAAAAGAATGATTTATATACGTTTGAACACCAAAACAACCATTCCAATATTTATTGTCACTTATTCCCATTGAAACAAATTTATTTTGATTCACCTTTTCAAAATGATTATGTAATTTCATATAATTATTTAATTGTTTCGAAATATGTAATATTTGTTCATAATTTTCGTCACGTGCATGAGTAAAATGCCATAATGGTAATATCCTCATATTACTCAGAAAATCAAAATTGATTCTTTTATATATAAAAACACTATCATGTATTATTATCGCATTATCAAAAAATTTATGTTTGTGAAAATAATAATATGGCAATAATTCTCCCCTTTGAGGAAACTCTGATTTTATATATTCTATATTATGATATTCTTTTTCAGCCTTTACAAACTTTTTATTACTATTATCGTCTATAACTACTATTTTTTTATACGGGTATAGCTTACGAATACATTGGACACATTCATTCCAATACTGATTTGTCAATTCAGAATTTACATGTCTTAATATAATAAAACCATACGTCATATTATTATATTATAAAAAAAACTATTTAAAAAAACTAATAAACACTACACATTTTTATCTATATACCTATTTATACCATAAATGATTCAATAAATTTATGAACAAACGTTCATTTCATCAATATTCATTATTTTTTCATCACCAGGTATGCTTTCCACGCAATATTTACTAAATTCTTTTCTACACAATTGAACATTTGGAGGATGATTATGAACATTTCGAGCAATCATTTTGTATAATTTAAAATCTGGATATCTTTCTTGTCCATTGTTTTTATACAATATATTAATTCCATTATCATCCAAACACCATTCAACGATTAATTTAACTAATGGCGAACACTTTTCTAAATCTGAAACTTCGTCCATATCATCTATAATATAGTCCCAAATAGAACACGCCAGACGACACAAATCAAAACTATAATTAGGATCTAAACGAGGTTTCTTAGTATTAAAATAAGGTTCACAATTATATTGTGTCGATGCATCTTCACCTGGCTTAAAACTATCGCTGAAAAACTGTTTTCCATTATATTTATAAATTCCTCTACCAAAATCTATGATTTTATAAATACGTCCATAGGTAGGAACCTTGTAATACTTGTGATTGTATCGGTAATATAAATATTTCTTCTCCGTTGTATTATACATTATATTATTCGTATGCAAATCATTATGCGTAAATGAAAATACCTTTTGATATGTTATCAACATCATTATGATTTGCATCAATGCCGAAAACCACTCCTTTTCATTCAACTCTTCGTTTGCAATTAAATCGTCAAACGTATTTTCACAGTTTTCCATACAAATCGTCTGAATTGGAAACTTGTCAAGTATCACATAAACATATTCATCTTCATCATAATCACTGATTTCCTCTGATTCATTTTCATCTTCGGACATATTATCACTCAAATGTTTACCAGAATTAAACGATGAAGTAGATCCGATTTTCCTCATATAATTTCCATCTCCACCATCACCAGTCGAATCATTATTCGAAGTATACGATGTTCTCGAAGAACAAGATGAGCCAGACGAACACGATGCAACTGATTTTTTTGAATTATTTCTCATCTCTTCCTTTGAAAGTATATTCGACAAGTCAATCGAAAATTCTTTTAATGTATCAAGACTGTAATGATTCTCTTCTTGTAGAGGTTTTCCAGATTCTTGTTCGGATTCAACATCATCAAATACATTTTCAAACATGTCGTTATTGATTGATTTCGCAGAAATATTCAATGTATTCTCATGTTGTATCACAATTGGTTTCAACTTTTTGTTGTTGTCATCACAATATTCTCTCAATATATCATTTTCATCTTCGATTTTAAACAATATATTTTTGTTTTTATTAAAATAATCCGACTTTGTCACATACTCAATATCATCAAATATATTGAATTTAAAATTATTCTTTATTCCTAAAAAAGAACCGTAAAATTCAACACCGTGATCAAAATGATAATTCGTTTTTAATAAACTCGTCAAATAGGTAAACAAACCGTCCACATACGCCGTATTATTCTGGTCCAATATCTTTTCATATACCTCTGCACCCGTCGAATTGTATTTTGGCAAGTTGAACAAAATTGGATTACTTATATCATATTTACCTATGATGAATTTAAATGGATCCAACAAAGGAGCCATTTTAAAAAAGACATTCTTACTCTTGATTTTATCCTTTTTCGAATGTTTAATATCACACTTGTATAAATTATAGTCCGTTTGTTTCTCTACTTTAGTAATATACCACTCATGATTCAAGTTGATTGAATTATAATTTGTTTCATTTAAATCAAAAAATTTGTTGTAAATTGGAATATAATTTTGCACACCCGAGAGATTCGTTAATGTTTCCTTCTGAAAACTTTTAAATAATTCATTGTTTTTCCTTTTCTCATAATTTAGTTTTAAAGATTTGTCTACACTCATTAATAATTATACTTAATAACTATTTTTTTTTAAATTGAACTCATTTAAAATTATATTAAATGAGAGAAACTTAAAATATCTCTCCTTTCTTTCTAAAATAAACTAATTCGTTATTTAGAATTATACATTTTTCTTAATTATAGTATGACACTTGAATTAAGAAAATTTGACATGAAAACTATCAGTTTCAAACCGAATGAATCAAAAGGTCCGGTTGTTGTTCTCATCGGTAGAAGAGACACTGGTAAAAGTTTTTTAGTTCGTGACTTGCTTTATTATCATCAAGATATCCCTATCGGCGTAGTCATTGCAGGAACAGAAGAAGGTAACGGATTCTACGGAAAACTGGTGCCGAAACTATTCATTCACAATGAATACAACACCGCCATCATCGAAAATATTTTGAAACGGCAAAAATCAGTTCTAAAACAAATCAAAAAAGAAATCGAAACATTTAAGCGTTCTACCATCGATCCCAGAGCATTCGTCATTTTAGATGATTGTTTATATGACGGTACATGGGCTCGAGATAAGATGATGAAGCTTTTGTTCATGAATGGGAGACATTGGAAGATAATGTTGATCATTACAATGCAATATCCATTAGGAATACCACCAACACTCCGCACCAATATAGATTACGTTTTTATACTGAGAGAACCATATATCGCAAACCGTAAAAGAATCTATGAAAACTATGCGGGTATGTTTCCGACATTTGAATCTTTTTGCCAGGTGATGGACCAGTGCACAGAAAATTACGAGTGTTTGGTTATTAATAATAACGCTAAATCGAACAAATTATTCGACCAAGTCATGTGGTATAAAGCCGATAGTCATAATGATTTCAAGTTGGGTAGCAAGGAATTCTGGGATTTATCGAAAGATATCAACTCGGATGATGAAGATGAAAAATATGACCCGAATAATATCAAAAAACGTGGACAAGGTCCAAAAATTAATGTCAAAAAGACGAAATGGTGATGTCATTACTAATTACAACATGTTTCGTTTTTGCTTTTAAAAACCAAAAACAAACAAAACAACTTAAAAAGAAATCTCTAATATAGATTATAATGATAGAGTCTCTTGATATTGTTAACTTGATTGAGTCTAATCCAATCACAAAACTCACAAATGACTACAACAACAAATTATTGATGAAAATTAAAGAAAATTTTTCAGAAACAGAACAACAACTATTTGTT